AATTTCAGTCAATTAGAAAGACTTAACTGCCATAACACCAACCGAGTTCATATTGTTGCCAGATACTCCGCCAACATTGAACTGGCGTGCCACGCTTACGTTAACTCGATCATATCCCTTACCAATTACAGTATAACCCAGGACCAAGTCCATTGGTTTAACTTGTTGACGAAGACTAATTGATTCTGTGCTAACAAGTGCCTTTGCATCTGCGCCATCACCATTGTCAGTAAACTCATAACCAGTTACACCAGTAATAGTTGCCGAACCTTTTCGCACAGTTACAGGACTAACCAATGTCAAACTCACAGCGTCTTTATTTCGGAACACATTGTTCTTAGCCACTGCCAACCGCCAAGTATCACTGCTAATACGATTACCAAGTTGAATCATCGAATCTGCCACACTTCCTGCGCGAGTGACACCAAAGCCATATGCACCAGACACTGCAACATCACCGAACTTACGTTCAGTTCCAAGTTGGAAATAGTTAGTAGAACTGTTGCCAAATGCCATTGCACCTGAACCAATGTTACCAAGGAAGCCTGACTTTTCTGTCATCGAGCCAATCTGCACACTATAGCTGACGCCTTGTTCAGTATAGGAAACTTCAGTAGCTGTGCCTGCTTGGCTTTGCATCATTTTAACGCTGTAATTTTCATTTACAGGTGTAGCAATTTCATTATAGCCTGCGGGGCTCATTGCCAAGTAAGAACTAGACGCACGATAAGTCATTACAGGATTAGCCGCTACTGCTCGAGTCATATCCAAAGTATAGTTGCGATTGTAGCTGTCCAGGCCTTGAACGTTTTGAAGCACACTACTAGTCTTAAGGCTAGCACTACCGCTAGACGCAACACCTGAAGCTGTCAACGGAATAGCTTTATTGTATCCAGTAAAGCTGGCAATATTAATCAGTCCTTGCGGCTGTGTGGCTTTATCAAAATTAACCATACCCCAACCATAAACTTCGTCTACACCTTTGGCGCCCATATCAGTTGCAGTGGTCTTAACCAAATGAACCAACTGAGCAGAACTAAGTTGTGGCCATGCTTGTTTGAGCAGTGCAATACCACCACTGACTACTGCGGCCGCAGGGCTAGTGCCTGTCACTGCACCAATGCCGTTAGTGCCGCCTGCTTTAATACCTGCGGCAGTTCTAGCCGCATCAGGAACTGCACCGGACATACCAGTGCCGGGTGCTACGACATAAAAATCTTTAACATAGTATTTGTCATTACAGACATTGCCGGTAAAACTATTGCACAAAGTGCCTGCTTGGTTACTACTGTTATTCATAGTCCAACCACCTTTACCATCAGCAACCACATTGCCTACAATCAGCACACGACCACCCATGAGCAAATTGCCATTGGCATCTGTCTGAGTTGCAAATGCCGCTGGCATCTGTGCATACTTTGTACCTGCATTACCTGATGATACAACAATAACGGACTTGGATGTTGCATTAGCAAATGCGGCAACATCTTTCATCGAATTGCCGTAAAGAAAACTTTTGCCTCCTGTTGCTGTACTGTTATAATTACTAGGAGCACGGAAAATGCCAGGACTAACTTCTACTGTGGTTCTTTGAAAAGTAGGATCAAAGTTTGACCCCAAGCTAAGATTGATAACGCTAGCGCCTGCTTGCTCTGCCAACGTCATACCTCTGTGAACTGCACTCATATTAATACCAGTGCCAGTCAATCCATTGATCGAGCTAATCGAACTATTTGCTTGGAACAACACTAGTTGAGCATCAGGAGCCACACCAACTGTACCCCACCCGTCTAGCTTGCCAGCGGCAATACTGGCCATTTGAGTACCATGCACACCTACCGCCGAAGCCGTCGAACCTACATTAGTTAGGCTAATTACTTTGCCTTTGATATCGCTATGATTGATATCAAAGCCGCTATCTACAACACCAATAATAACACCTTTGCCTGTGATACCACGTGCCCATGCCTGCGGAGCACCGACTGCTGTTAAAAATTTAGTTTGAGTTTCTGCTTCTCGATTGGCAAAAACTTGAGCTTGCACACTTACTGCCAAAGTGGAAACTGCCAATGCGATAACGGTGGGTTTAAGTTTCATAGGAACTCCTTACTGTTTTAAGTAGTTATTATAACATAAAGCCCAATTAACGTCAATTAATTGGGCTTTGATAATTAAGCTTCTGCTCGTTTAAGAATAGTAGTTTCTGCAAGACGCTTCCAGTTATGTGCTGACATCTTACGCAGGTCTGCAATCTTGAGCACTGTACGAAGGCTCAGTTCACGCAGACGTGCACGTTCTGTCCACATAAAATCTACGATTTCTTGAGAGGCACCATCTTCAAAGTCGTAGCTGTCAAGCATACCATCACGCACAATCTGCTTAATACGCAAAAACTTATCACGCTGGGTATCCATTGTCAAGTCCAAATAGTGGCAACGGCTTTCCAATGCGTCCAAATGGTCTTTCAACTTTTTGCTACGAACGTGCTCAAACTTGATGTTGGTGATAAAAATCACACTACCTTTAAAGTCAAAACGATCTGGAATGCCTTCGTTGCTCAACATACGGCTATCAGTATTCCAAGAGATTGTACGCTTCTTAGAACTGTCCAAAGCGGCCTTCAAAATGTTCAAGCTCAAGTCGTCTAGCAAAATGCTGTCGCAGTCGTCGAACACTAGCACATTATTAGCGTCACTGTATTTGTAAAGTTTGGCATACAAGCCCAGTGCACTCATAGCACCTTTAACAACTTCAAAGCGGCTTCTACGATTAGCCATCTTGTCAAACAATGCGGCTTCTTCCAATTTCTTCTCAACACCAAAGCTCTTGCCCACGCCTGGAGGGCCGCTAACAATCATAGCACGAACTGCACCAGTAGTAGTACCTTCTGTCATTTCTTCCAAAATGTCAAAACGTTCACGGATACGCTCAATAGCCTGCTCGTCTGTTTCTGTGTAGACTTCTGGTTCTTTTGTAGTAACCAAAGAAAACACTTTGTCGTCTTTATTTGCTTGACGACGTTGGCTATCTGACATATCTGCTACTGTTTGTCCACTCACTGTAATATCCTCCATGCTTTTAATTTTAACACGAACACTCTTACCTTCAAAGCCCAAAGTGCCGTTATCTTGAACTGTTACATACATGCCTTTGGCGCCAGTCTTGACATCTGATACCAAACGGAATGTTTCATTGCGAACTTTAGTACCGCGGTACTCGCCAGCAAAAATAGTTACATTAGCCATTTACAAACTCCTGTTTTGTTAACTAAAAATGTATTATAGCACAGATGCCAAATTGTGTCAATTAAATGACAGCAACCTTGAACATTTTTAAGCTAGAATTATCAGCGCAAATTGTAGTATGAGTATCAAATTTTGCACCATTTTGTGCTGGTACAAAAAGTGTTACAAAAGTATTAAGAAATCCTGGCTTTGCTGTAGGGCTAATTTTGATAGCAACTATTTCTGCATTACGGGTACCTGCGGCACTAGTATAAACAATTTTTGTTCCTACTGCTAGTTCCATTTTTGGACTCCTGTTTTGTTACGCTATGTATGTATTATAGCGCCAGGACCAATTTGTGTCAATTAACCCAAAGTAGTGTCATCCATGCCTGCTACACGTAGTTTGACAATGTTAGTGATTTGCCATTGTTTAACGTCAATGGCTTTCATTATACCAAGGTACTTATTACGAATCATAGCAAACTCGTTTACAAGAACTTGCCATTCGACTACTTCGTCGTCACCGTCAACATACTTGTCTGCACTTCTATCACTGAGTGCTCTGTTATAACTTTCGGTATACTTCCTAAACATCTCACTTCGTTTTTTTCTTAGTTGGATGTTTAGGAATTCAAGTATAGCCTCGACTTCTTGTAATTGGTTAAATCGGTGTTCTACTATTCCTGGCATAAGCCTAGAATTTGTTTCTAAGTTACCTTTAATACTAGTTTCAATCCTAGCATCTTGTAACTCAGTTTCAAAGTAGGCTATCGCACCTGGCAACTCGCCTAAGTTGCCAGTAACACGTCTGTACCAATCGCTCATTCGTCGTCGTAGTCACTGTCGTAATTGTCTTCTTCGTAATCGTCGTCGTCATCTACAATGTCGTCGGCGGTATACAAATCTTTAATTACAGTATCTAATGTAGCATCATTGCCAAGAAGTTCTTCTGCAACACTATCCATTTCATAGTGATTTTCCAAACTACGCAACAATGCACAAGCGGCATCATAGCGTTCTTTCTTGTCAATATAAGTTTTAACAGTAGACCACACGTCCACAATTAAATTAACTTCTTCATCATGCAGCATCTTCAATCTCCTCGCTAGTTGGTTCTGCTGTATTTACATCTGCTGTCAAATCTCTCAGCATAATGTCTGCCATAACTTTGTCCAATAGTTCATTTGTCCAGCCTTTACGCATGGCCTTAAAGATTTCACCATCTTTAGTTGTATAAAGATAACTATTACCTTCACGCTTGAGGCTACCTTTTTCTTCCAACATATCAAACAAACCACTGTAAGGGCTCATGCCTGTTGCATATGGGATCTTGACTTGGACGCTTTCAAAAGGCTTGGCATATCGAGTCTTCATAACTTTACAACTTGCACGGATACCCATTACCTGGCTACCTGTCTTGTTACCATCTTCATCTTCTTTGAGCTTGAGCTTACGCATAGCGACTACAATACTGCTGGCATAGATAAAGCCCTGGCCGCCACTAATCTTGTCATCTGGATCAAACATATCCTGACTAGCGTATGTGTGGTTAGTACACACCATACCAATGTTTAGGTTACCAAACATGTTTACACAGTTACGAACCAATGCTGTCAGCGCCTTAGGCTTACGACCCATGTCACCTTTAAGGTCACCTGCTTCAAACTGGTTAACGTCTGTAGGTGTCAGCAACATACCCAAGCTGTCCACAACGAACAACACTTTAGGACGAGCATCTTCTGGCAAGGCTTTATAGTCTGCAACAAACTTTGTAATTGTTTTTGCCACATCATCAATCATGGCCATGTTAAGTTTTAACAATTTACTTTCGTCAGTGTCGACTCCAAGTGCATGAAGCCATGCTTCGTCTAGAGCGTTTTCACTGTCGATAAGCACTACATAAATGCCCTGCTCTTGTGCGTGACGAATTAGGTTACCTGAACAGATATAACTTTTACCGGCACCAGATTCTCCGGCAAACACAGTAACCTTACCCATGGGCACACCTTTGAAAAAGTCGCCACTGATCAAATAGTTCAGTGTATAGTTACCTGTGCTGATCCAATCTGTGGGATCGTTGAAACCGATGCTAAGGCCTTCGATGCTCTTAGTGATTTCTTTTCTAAATTTACTTACGTCAAATGGTTTTGTCATTTTGCTCTTCCTTTTGTTCTATTTTATATACTTCCAGCATCCTTGTCAAGGGTTCCATTTGTTCTTGAAAGACTTCAGGGCTAGCATCTGCCGCACGTTTCATATCCCAACTATTGGGAAAGTGTCTAGCGATAGAATAAGCTTCACGTCTAACTTCTTTGGAAATCCTAGGATACTTTTTAGTATTGTGGGCAAGTTCTTGTAAGAACCTTTCTGCCCACAGTACAGCACGATATCTTTCGTCTGGTAATGTCATTTTATCTTCTCTACTAAATGATAGTAAGTATTTCTTCTGCATAGAAGAACCCGGGCGATACAATAACCATTTACCGGTTAGTTATCGCAGAGGCCCGGGCCATTACATTACTTTTGTTGACGATTACGGATCATCGCAAGAATATCGTTGACATTCTTTTTACCTTCTGGTGCAGGAGCGTTATCTGCTTCAAAAGGTGCGTCATCTTCATCGTCTACAACCGCTGGCTTTGCGGCTGCTACTGGAGTAGGACGAGCTGCTGGTGCTGGTGCTTTGAAACTTGCTTCTGCGGCATCAACATCTGATGCTACACCCAAGTTACCAAGATTTACACCTGCTGGCTTGAAGTACTGACCCCAACGCTTAGGATCATACAACTCGCCGTCGACGCTGGCTTTGAACATGTCATAAATGACTTCAACTTCTTCTTTAGTTGGCTTCTTAGGCATAAAGTCATTTAGATTGTAAAGACCATACTTGGCAATTGCTTCAAGTTCTGTCTCATTAAGGCCACGCTCTTTACGAGCAAAACTACTTGTACTGTAGTCTGCGTATTGACCTTTTGTTGTTTTTGTTAGACGGAAGTCTGTACCGTTTTCATAATCTGTGAACAGATTATCCATTTCTGGATCCATCAATGCACCTTTAACAATGTTAAAGATACTTGGGTTGATAATCAATCTACGGATTGGATTCTCTGGCTGAGCATCTTCTTGTAGTTTTGTATCTACAACAAAGCCTTGGAATACATAGGACTTCTTCTTCCAGTATTTACGACCCAAGTCTTCCAAAGAACTATCCTTAAACCAAGGACGAATCTCTGCGTGGATAGGGCAAGTCTCTTTCCACATTTCCATACATGGAACTGTTACAGTTACACGTTTACTTTCGTCGCCGCCTAGAACACCTGCGAACTCTAGTCGGATCATTTGACGCTCACGCCATGGGAAAGTATTAGTGTCGTCGCCATCTGGGAGAAAGCGTAGTACTGTTGTTGAGTTTTCGGGGATATTCCAGAACGGAAAGATTCCGTTGTCTCCGCCACCTTGTTGTTTGTTACCGCTTTGACGGTTTTCTTGCTCTAATAGACGAGCACGGATTTCTGCTAATGATGTTGCCATAATGTTTTTCCTTTATAAAATGCCAGGGTTTAAAAAAGTTTGTTGCCTGGAACACAAGATACTCTCATCTTGTGAACGTAGTATAGCAAACTATTGCTTGCTATGTCAACAGCAATTTAACCTTTTGGATGAATTGCTGTTGAATTTATTTAGTCTTTATTTCAATATTTCTTTTAAGTCGAAACGAGCCATAACGGATTCAAATACTTGATCCACTGTGTTTAATTGATGTACCAATTTGTATTCGGATTCTTTAACAGAACTCTTGCTAATAATGCTACGAGTTAAGTTTTCAACGTCCATAGCATCCAATTTACCTTCTTGTACATAACCAGCTACACGAGTTAAACCTACTCGAACTTGTTCATCTTCTAATACTGGTAGAACCAAATTAATTAGTTGTGTTGTGTTAACTGTTGGGCTTTCGTAGACCATCATACTCATCATATCTAAATCTGGAAGAGCACTAACTTGGATTGATGTTGATTCTTCTACTTGTTGTTTTAATGTGTCAAATTCTTGTTTAGCTTCCATTTGTTGTTGATATTGTTTTACGTAGCCATTTAATTTTGGTAATAGTGCGCCAATGCTTTCGTCAAATACGTTTTTAGTTAGTTTTTCTTGTAGTGCTTCCAGATTTGTTTCGTCGGCTTCTGCTCGATCTTCCATGAACTTAGCAGGGTTGTATCTACCTAACAAGCCTTTAATTTCGCTTAGACGTTGAGTAACTGCAAACTGTACATCGCCGGCTTGTTCTTGTAAACCTTGACTTTTAATGTACTTGGATACTTGCGAAAGTTGATTGCGTTCTTCGCTCAATCCAATAATCTTTTGACCAACTTCATCATAGGGTGTGCCGCCTTCAGCCACATGCTGAGTCATAATACGAGCACCTGTCAAGTGATTGTGTGGGTACTTGAATCGCTCACCTTGGGCATTTTCAATAAACAATGCACTGATATTGCGACTGCGACTGCCACGAACTTCTTCGTTAACAGCGGTATTATGTCTGATGATTAGTTTAGCACCTTCTGTTTGTTGGTAACTAGTTTTAGTTGAACCCATTGTTGGGCTTAAACTCTCTTGGACTTTTGCCATATTCTCTACATCCTTTAATTCTATTTCTTTACCTGTGTAAGGTATAAGGTCTACATTTATAATAAATTTCTTAGCGATACCATTACGAACTGTTTGTTCTAATCGTTTTAATTTTTGTCGATCTGTAGTTTCGCCATATTTAATTTGAATGATGTTATTCTTTTCGTCTAATATTATTGTAAACTTTTGATCTTTACTATAAAAACTTCGTCCTTTGTTGCCATTGGCAGTTTGACGACCATTTTTATCAAATACAATAATGTCGTGCCCGAACCCTTTTAGTTGGTCAAATATTCTATCAGCAACTGTGTTATAATCTATAGCCATACATTTATTTACCTATTTTAATTAAATTATTCCAATTGGCATTGGCTGTAAATAATCATTGCTATTTCGCTCAACGAGAGTATTATATGTAGTTTCATCGTACTTCATAACATATTCGATGAGTCTAACTGCTAGAATAGTGCCCATAACTAAGTCATCTGTTTCGCCTTCTTTGGCAGCAAAACTAGCGCCGTGAGCAACAAAAGTTTTTAGTTCTTGAACCAAACTCTTGCTCTTTGGGTGCATCTTATTGCTTTCGATATAGTACTTTAATTTAGTACATGCGGCTAACTTACTTTTATTTGTTGTGTTAAAGCCTCGACGTTTACCGCCGGCTTCGCTGATAAAATGCCCTGCTATGCGTTCTTCGCCATATTCTTGAATAGCAACTAAGGCAGCTTCTCCTAGAGTGTTATTTTCCACACTCCAATATATATTATCATTACTTACGCCCTTTTCACGTAACCAATCAAGTATGGATACAAAATTTCTAAGTTGTCCTCGAATATCTGTTTTGTTATGTTGCCACTCTGCTACTTGCACTAAATCTGGCAAGCTAAAAATCTCAATAGCGGCTGCATCTCCACCTGTACCTAGACTAGGATCCCATGCCGCTACATATATCTTATCTTTGTCTATGGGAGTATAAACTCGTAACTGCCCTATGCGTTCATATGGATCTTCGCCTTGTAAGTTAGTTAAAACTAAACTGCTGATCAGTGTTTCGTCTGCTGTAATGAACAAGCATTCGTGTTCACGCATAAAACGTTCTGTACCAATCTTACTACGTTCATGATCTGCCCATGCTTCATCTCTGTCAGGATGGTCGCTCCAAATGTACTTGATGCTCTTGAAACCATTCTTACCAACTTCTTTTGTATTTCCATACTCGTCAAAGTTTTTAATAGCATCGTTCCAAATCTGTGCGAACTGGTCGTTGTCTTGGTTAGGTGTACTTGTAATAATACACTTACCACCTGTTGATAGTGTAGGGCTCAGTGCTGTCCAGAATTCTTTTGCGATACGTGGCGGAACGAATGCAAACTCATCCAAGTATACTAATGTAATACTCATACCACGACCAGTGTTTTCTGTTGTTGTAGCACTGACAATACGACTGCCGTTGTCAAAGTCAATACTACCTTTATTATAACTTACTGCACCTGCTTTAATCCATTCAGGTAAACTTTCATACATGAAACGCACACGTTGCATAATTTCCTGTGAGCCTGTGTATTTGTGTGCAGCAATAAGGATTGTACTGTCTGGGACAAACATTGCAAACCATAATAAGTAGCCTGCGGCACAAGTACTCTTGCCCATCTGTCTACCAAGCATATTGATACTATACTTGTGATTTTGGTAAGCGTTGATTAAGTCTATTTGATAATCGTAGAGTTCAAACTTAACACGACCCTTTGTAGGGTGTTGAATCCACATATACTCGCTGATAAAGTATATAGGATCAGTAGCGGATTTTACAATTTCCGCTATCTGATTCTCTGTATAACTTTCTTTTTTGTACGGTTGTTTAATTAAAACCGGAGTGCCGCTCATTTGCCTGCTTTAAAGTTTTTGTAGTCCTCGAACATGCGTTGTTCGTTCATCGGATTATCGGCACTGGCTCGTGTACCTGGATAGTTTGGCTTACCTGCTCCTGTGCCTTTTTGTCCCCAATCACGGATATCGCCGAACGCTTGCGGGTCACGAGCTTTAGTATTGTCCGGGGTATTTTCATAACCAGACTCTTCTACTTCTTGTGGTACTTCTTTTTTACTTACGTCGGCACCTTTGTTAACACCGGCCAACTTCATGATGTGAATAATTTCATCAGGCATGTCAGTTGTCATTTGTAAATTATTTTCACCATTTTGAATACTTAATGTGTAAGTAGCTTTTGGTTCTTCTGCTGCCGTAGGCATTTCAGGTTGAGCCATTTCTGGTTCGGCTTCTGGATTACCCGTAACTTGAATTGGACTTGCCATATTGCTAACTGCTGACATTGGACTCATTTCTGCGCCCATTGGCATATCACATTCATTTACTTTATATTTTTTACCACCGACTTCGAATTCTTCTTCACCTGCATCTTTGGCTGCTTTTAATGCGCCACTGAATTCATTGCCTTCTTCGACTTCATCTTCTTCAATCTTCGCTTCTTGAATACCTGCATATCTGCGTAACAAATCTAATGCACTTTCTTTTACTTCTTCTTCACTGGGCTTCTTACCTGTTTGTGGTACGCCAGCTTTCTTTTGCATGTCTTTGATTAGGTCTTCGTCGTCGCCGTGACCTAATGTATCTAGAGCTTTTTTACCAAATGCTTTTAACTTGTCCATTGCGCCTTCATCGACTTCTTCTTTATCGTCTTTTTTGTCAGCCCAATCTGGAATACCATCTTTGTCAGCATCTGGCTTTTTACTTTCTTCTACTGCACAGTCACCTTCGTGAACTTTGTCGCAGTCAGAGCATTTTTCTTCTGCTTCGGTAACTTGACCAATGTTGCTTAGTCTTTTGATTAAATCTTGTAAACTGTTCATAATATTTTTCCTTATTTCTTAGCAATCACTGGACCGCGATTAGCCACTGGACTTTTTTTATTAGTTGTTGCGCTGTCACCAATCTCTGGTGTGCTTGCAGGAACGTCTGGATCTTTTGCGACTTTAGGAGTTTTAATTTCCTTCTTTTTGCTATCGCTGATCTTTTTAAGTTCTTTTAGTAAACTGTTGTTAAATTTGTCTCCAAATACTTCAGTGGCTTTAACATCGCTGCCTTCACTTTTATCGTAGTCGGCGCCTAATTTTACTTTATATTCTTCTTTTTTATTTTGAAATTTTTCTTCTTCTTGTTCTATTTCTCTATCTTCATTAGCACCGCGAACTACTACTAGTCCTTCGCTAACGTTTAACAATCTTGCTAGTTCTTGTTTAAGCATTTCATTGCTTACTGGTAAGTTACAAGTAAAGTCGATAATGTAAATCTCACCCATATCCAAGTTAGGAAAGTCTAATGGACGGGCTTGTAAAATTGTTTTGCTTGGACTAGAGATTTTTTCAGCATCATACTTTTGCAAGTGACGTTCAATCTTATCCATCATTTCGTCTGTGACTTCGCAGGCGAATTTAACACGCACTTCGTGCTTTTCTTTTAGTTGTTCAATATATTCAAATAGAGTAGGCATTTGGTTTCTCCGATACTTTATTTATCTTTGTTTTTAAGGTTCTGGCTAATTAGGTTAAGGATAGCATTGCGATCCGTAGTTAAATCACCTAAACCTTGTGGACCGTTGGGTTCGTCGGGCTTGGCTGTTTGAGCTAGTTTAGCTGCCTTTAACTGTAGATCAATCATCTTTAACTTCTTATCTAATTTAGCTGTTTTAGCAGTAATGGCATTATTCATCATAGTACTGGCTACTTCAAATACTTTGCCAGCATTTCTGTCGTCCATATTGTAACCAAGATCCATTAAGCGTTCAAAACTCTCCATAGCACGATCAGCATATTCATCCAAATCTCTATCTTCTACATCCAACCCTCTGACTGTGGGCAGTGCTTGATCGATTCTATCTGCTATAGTTAATTGTTCATGTACTAACGCTATAGTAGTTTCTATTGGTTGTGTAGGTTCCGGCGTCAAAGGCAGTTGATCTTCTGTGCTGTCTACATTAAAAAAGTCTTCAAGTTTTTTAGTCATCTTTTTTTCGTTCTTTTGGCAGTTGTTCGCGGTTGCCAGTTATTGTATATATCTTCTTCGGTAAGTATTCTAAACTTCATGCCGTGTTTTTGACACCATGCTCTGCAGGCTTCCCATTTGGCCATATTTAACACCACTGCGGCTTTTTCTTGCTGGGTATTTGCTTCTTCTAATCTAGCTTGTTTACGTGGCTTAACTTCGATGATCTCGCTGATCTTATTACCTGCTTTGTCTTGGTAAGTGATCAAGAAGTCTGGATAATATGTCGTATCTTTGCCTGTAAACGGGTTACGATAAGGTATACGTAAACTTTCACTAGCCCAGCCGATAACTGCCGGATGGTTATCGCAGAACCTCATTACTGTTAATTCCCAACTGCTACGATACTTTGGGCTATTACTACCAATATATTTGCTTGGGTTGGTAGGAGTAAAGAATCCTTGAGTAAAGTTATAAGCCATTTTTATTATATACCGTCGCCACCACCAAAGCCGCTGCCGTCGCCGCCTCCATCACCGCC